GGGTCAACAGCTGTCCAAGTGCCACCAATCAGTCTTAAGACATTACCAGCGCTTCCAGAGATACTTAAACCAGTAACAGTTCCATCTGTATGAATGTCGGTAGATGCAGCCATCTTGCTCCAAGCAATCGCAGCATCAGTCTTAATGTCAGCATCAACAATGCTATCAGCGGCAATCGCTGCAACACCAGAGGCGTTAATCGTTACATCGCCAGTAAGTGCAACAAACTCAATAGCATTACCTGCGTTATTTACTTTAAGAATCTTGTTAGCGGCCGAGGTATAGTTGCTAGGAGTATCGGTTAAGCCAACGAAAGTCGTCGCACCACTACCACCAGTAAACTCTGCCCAAGCAGTTCCATTCCAATAATGAAGCGTATTGTCAATAAAGCACAATCCACATCGCGTAGACATCGTCTCATCTGGTTCAGTTCCACTGTCATAGTTAGTGAACTCAATCCAGTTATACGACACCTTTCCTAATACATTTTCCATTTCTTTGAATTAAATCTTTAATTGTATTCTCAATAGCTTTTGTATCTACATTCTTATCCTCGACCTTAAGATGAATCGGGACATATCCTTGATTGGCGAAGAAGACATCTCTTGCAGTCTTTATCGCATCGTGGACATTTCCATCTATCTCGAAGATAACTTTCCCTATAAGGAAGTCAGCTTCATACTTGCCGATTCTCTGGTGAAACTTGAACTTAATCTTATTTCGTTTCAGAATCTCGGCGACGATTCTCTCGGATTTTGATGAACGTTTAGATATTTTAAGCCATTGGCTACGCATATTTCTCGAGTAAATCCCTCGGCGTAGAGAGAGAAGACTATTTGAGCGTGGGTGATTAGGGCTCACCCACTAAAGCCTGCAAGCCGATTAACTTTCGGTTGCATTAGAACCCCAGATATAAGCTGGATAACCATTTCCGATAGTATACCAGAAGTAAATGGAATAGTCCCACATTTAACTGATGTTAGCTTATAGTTGTCCTATAAGAGCAGACTATATCTTCATCCTCCTTGATGTTGGAGGAGTCTAGCGTATAGTCGTTGAGCATTCTTTCTTGAATGTAATTTAGCGAGTTCTTCTACCCATCGCAGTTCTTGTACAGAGTAGGGAGTTTTCTGATGTCCCTTCAATTGAAGGCGCGATTGAGTAAATTGAGTTATTAAAGACAATTGGTCTTTCTTGGCGCGAACTCGTAATAGGGGTATCAGCTTAGACATTCTCTTGAGACCTTGAACCTCTAGTTCATAGATAGCTCTTCGAGATTGTCCATCGACAGTCTTGGCTTTTGGATGTCTTACAGATAGATAAAAGGGAATATACAGCGAAGTTAATCCCTTTACGCATTCATCTATTAGTGCTTGAGATGTATTCACTATCATTAGTGTTGGCGTAATTTGGATATATCTTCCTCTTTGCCACCTACATCTAAATGTTAAGCATCCTTCACCGTCGACTATGCCGCCGAACCAATCAAGAAAGCTTTGCTGCTGATTGTCTCCGTGTATTTGACGTTGTTCCATAATAAGGATTCAAATCTTTTGAAGAGTTTCCAGCATATAGCTAGATTTTGCAAGAACCGGGACAGTAGTTGATTCTTGTTCGAATATATTTGCTCGGGAGGGTCCAGCGATGGTCTCTTAGCGAACAAGCACTTGAGTGATTCTTTCACTCCCGTGCTATCGTACCAATTTTGTTACTACGCGGTATTCCGCGCGGGGGAAACTCTTCGGATTCCCCTCTCTGCCTTCATTGTAAGATTATTCGCAGAGTTCAGACTGTCGCATCGCCTTTCGGCGTTCTCTCGCTCAGTCGTTGCAGGTGCAATGTTCTTATTAAATAGTTTGTCTTTTTTAGAGCAGTTACAGCTCTTGCAAAGAGGTTGTATGTTCTCGATGTCGCTACACTCATAGGTGACTTCGGGGTTGTCCCTCTTCCACTCTGCCCACCTTGAGATTGGAATAATGTGGTCGGTCGTGAGCTTGATGTCTGGCTCCCGCTTACCACAGTTGGCGCATTTATAGTCGTGCGCCTCTTTCAGCGCTGCCCACTCTTCTGCGGAATGTGAACCGCTTGCGCCCTTCCTCCTATCTCGCTGAATCTTGGCGTTGTGGAGCGTATATTCTGGATTGTTCTTTGCCCACTTATTCGCCCCGCGCCGATTCTTCTCGGGGTTATCTTTCTTCCACTTAAGAGTGCGCGCCAACCACTTTTCGCGATTGCGCCAGTAGTCTCTTTTGTTCCACTCGCGAGATTTTCTATCATATTCGGTCTTGTGCCGATAGTAACAGGCAAGCTTATTACAAGCACCAGAGCAATAGATTTGCGTCTTCCTAGTCGTTTCAAATACTTTGCCACATCTAGCACATTCCTTCTCGACGAGCGCACACGCCTCTCTTCGCAGATGCCTTGTTAGGTCACATCTACGCTGGAACCCATAACCGCAATTTGGACATTGATGTAATGATGTCATACACCACTACTATACAACATAACTATTTAATTTTCAAGAACAAGCTTCCTGGGGGTTGCCCATCACTGGGTTTTCCCCGTTAATCAGAGAGAATTTAAGGTTCACTATACGCGCTCGTACAAAAGCGGTAATTAAGTTAATGAACCAGTAATCTGAAGTATCTGTGCCGGCACTGTTGGAATGAAGGCGAGGCCAAACAACAACTTTAACCTTGTTATACAGGGGGTTGATGTCGTTATTTCCACTTCCTGGCAGATACTGTGACCCGACAAGCCGCATAGCGGTGTTTTCAAGACCAGGACCAACAATAAGTGTATCCAAGTTAATGGAACGCATAATGTTGTTCGGGTCTCTGTGGGTCAGAGCAGCAACACGAGTATCAACAATTGCCTTGCTGGTCAGCTTCGGATTATTGGTTGAGCCTTCAACACAAAGGTTCGTAAACGTTCTAGACGTTACGTTATTTGTGTGGGCAGCATTGAATAAAGACAAACCATCTGGTCCCAATGAAGAAACAGTTTCTCCATAGGGGTCAACATAGGTTGCACTAAATCCACCCAATAATCTGTCAGCCAGCGACTGGTCAATTTTGTCGAAAGCATCTTCGGTGATTGACTTGGCAACAGTCTCAATTTGATTGCGAAGGTCAAACCTTCGCATCTTTTCGGTAATAGTTACCAAGGCACCATACTCCTGCTGCGTCCAAGTAATGTTGTCGCCTTCGTTAGTCAGAACTCTGGGGAAATCTTCACCCTCAGTAATCTTACGAATACCACTAATGCCGTGAAGAACCAAGTGTTCATGATTTAAACGGTCAGTATCGGCAACATCAAAAATGGAAAATCCAACATTTTCGGCAACTTTGCGTTTTGCTACCTCATTAAACAGGGACTGTAGGTCATCTGTTAATGCAGGAAAGTCTGCTACTGTAATCATGTTAGACGTTTACTCTGTCCAGGAAATATCCTCTAACCTTCTTGTCCGCGGCAGCACCAACAATTTCGGTAACAACAAAAGCGTTACCAGTTTCAGTGTTAGTGTTGTTGACGTATTCGTGGTCTGTTAGCGCATTAGACACGCCCACCTGGTCGATATTAGTCGTGTTCGTGCAATCAGCCTCAAACTCCACTCCGTGGGTCTGAACAGCCAAAATCTTGGCATCACTAGCTTCAGTGACGCCTTCAAGTGCAACGAACCTTACATTATGCGTACCAGATGCAGCACGCTTAACTTTACCGCTATCAAACTGGAGAGCGTCTCCTTTGGAGATAGTCTCACCGTCTTTTACCGCGAGTTCCTTAGTCCGACCTGAGTCGTACTGTAAGGGTTTAAACATTTTAGAGAGATACCTGTTGATTTTCGACCTTTAGTTATTCGGTCGAATACCATTCAGTCACAGGAATACTCTTGCGGAGTATACCGCCTTTTTCTTTTTTCGTGCCGCCAGCTCCTTGAGCCTTTGGCTGGACGGTATCCTTAGATAAGTCAGCTTGTGCTGATTTGTCTTCGGTTTCCTGCGGGGGATTATATTTTTGGAATAAAGTCTTGGCGTCATCCAAATCTTGAACTATCGCACTGACCGTATCCCGACCCCGCTTGCCGGAATAGTGCTGAACAAAGTCAGACCACCGTTCCTTTATTTCAGGATTATCGGCAATGAATTTGCTAATTGCCTCCTTTTCATTTGCCTTGTAAAAATCCTGTTTTGGCAAGAACTCGGACTGGCCTTCTCTTGGAATAGACTTGATTTTTTCTTTTGCCGATAAGAGTCCTTTTTTATAGTTCTCTTTCTCGGCTAAAAGTTTATCGTACTCTTCCTTAGAAAGCTGAATAGTATTGCCATCGTCTTGCGACTCTGGCTCAACCGAAGAAGAATCTTGTGGTTCGGGCTGACCATCTCCCTGGGGAGTTTCTTCTTCTCCCACATTTAAGTCGAGGTTTTCTTCACTCATATTTTTTAAAGCTTAATTATTTTACATAGCTGCTCAGGCTATGATACGAGTGAGCTCTTTTCAGAGCCCACGACTACTCTTTTAAGGGCAGTCGTTGGCCCTGAAAGGCTCCATCGCTCTTACTCTTTTGGTGCCTCTTTTGGCTGTTCTTTAGGCTTCACTTCTTCTACTTTTCCAGAACTCAAACTAACATTGTAGTTCTTACTCATATCCAGTCCCTTTTTGGACAGGATTTGGTTGGTATACGCACGAACATATAGATTCAGCGCGTCAGCGTGAACGAGTGCGTCATTTAAGATTCTGTGCTTAGCTTTAAGCTCATTGAGCTCATCTTTGGTTAATTTCATTGTTTGCTTGTACATAATTTAATTTAATTACTTTTGTCGTCGACCTTTATTTTGCGACTTTTTTCTCTCTTTCGCCTTTTGGGCGATTTGAGCCATACGTAGCAGTTCATACCGCTGACCAACCCAGACATTCATATTCTCTTGACTAATCCCCATTCCTATGGTCTTCAATAGCTGTAAATCTCTCTTTCTAATATATTCCCTGAAACCAGGTTCATTGGGCTGTCGTGACAACCATTCCTCAATTCGTTCTTCATCTATATTGGCATAAACTTCTTTTTTGTCAAGCACCCGAAATAATAGCTTTATAAGTAATTTTCTCATCATCTTTGACCTAAGTTAATTCTCGACATCTCTGGCTGGGGCTGTGCCTCTGGCTGAGCCCCAGGCTCCATTGGCTGTGCTTCCGTCATCGGTTGTTGAGCCGCCTCAGCTTGTTCAGTCATATGCTGAGGGTCTCTACCATATGCCTTAGCGACATCTTCAAAGTATTCCTTCTGGTTAGCAATAAAGACCTGCGGGAAGTATGTTGCGACGGTCGCAAGTTCTTCAAGTATTGTGGCTTGTAGGCGAGCCATAGAGGTCTTATGTAGCGATTCAGGAATAACGGTCATCTTATATTGGAAGCCATCTAAGTAGTTTGGGTCTAGGATAATCTTGCGGTAATTGATTCCTTTAGTCGCCATTGCTTCCCTTTCCGCCGCCATTTCAATTTCTGCTTCTTGTTTTTCTTTCTTAGATAACCGCCTGAACTGGATTGCTAAGATACCACGTTCTTTCGTATCCTTGTCTAAGAAAGTGTTTTCAATGACAAATGTCTTATAGATTTCCTGAACTTTACCATCCTTATAAACCTTCTTGGGAATAGGATAACTAAGCATTATATTTGCTAAGCGTATCTGATATTTCTGTCTCCATAAATCCACCAACATTTCGTGATAAATATTACGGAGCTCTTTCATTCTTTCTTCGGTGATAACTACCTCTCGTGCTGTCGCTTCCTTGCCTTGTAATAAATGTGGCATTGATGGGACCGAATCTTCAATCCCTTTTGCTAATAACTCAATCATCGCCACATCAGCTTGGGAAACCTGCTCAATCGGCATTGGCTTAACTTGATTTATATCATCAACATAAATCTTAGTGTCCGTAGAAAGCAATTCATCTTCTAAGTCAAAAGCATCTTGATTGACTCTTCCAATTAAAGTCGGCGGATTTAAGTTTTTAAAGCCTTTATCCATTACGCTATTAAAGTAGGTATTGAGCAAGTCATACTGCCCAGTCATCATATCGGCAAAACTCTTGCCATAGAAGAAATGCTTACTCGCAAATGGCTCTAAGATAGACTTAGCAAAAGGATAAATCTTCTTGCCGTTAAACTGCCACAACAGCGGAGCGTCTAAGAGTAATACGCCATTAGCAACAATTAAATACTCGTCTTTGATTTTATTGTAATATCTAATGACCTCAATCTTTTCTTTGCCCGCTCGGTCAGTCTTGCCCCAGTGGTCTTGCTTATAGAAGCTGGAAACATCTGCTCTCAACCCCTCAGAGTTCTTAACCTTATTAGCATTCTTATAACTGCCATACTCGTGTTTAAACTGTTCTGGGTTCATATAGCGTATCCACGCTATTGACGGCTGGTCTTGAATATCGTGAATGTAAAAATCGCTAATATAAAGTTCAGTCAAAGGAACTAAGTAAGAAATACATTTATCATCTACGGTCACCTCTCGTTCATCAAACTCAATCTTGCCAGTTTCTGGCTCATAAGATTTAATAAATTTCTGTTTGAAAGTCGTTTTAAGATAGCCTTCGTATTTGATACAAGTGCCCTTGGCTCCCATTTCCCACGCTTCCCAGAAGTTCTCAATTACAGGATTCTCATTTTCCAAATAAGATGCCTTAATGAGCTGTTGCCCAATTTCACCGCGGTCAATACTGGCAACATCTATCTCGCCTGTAATTCTGCCAGCTGTAACCTTTAAATCAGGCACAGTTAAAGAGTAACCCGATAAAATTCTTTTTAGTTTATCGCGAACAGTAGGCAGGGCGACATTAGCTTGCCAGTCTTCCTTCTCGTTAGTCGTCGGCACATAAGCATTCAGACGCTTATCAGAATCATCAATGTAATCGACCAGCGTTCGGTCATTGAACTCGCGGTAAGTTAAGTTCCGCAAGTCAATCATATGTTCTACGTCATCATAAACTTCGCCAACTCGGCGGAGTTCTTTGTCAGACATTATCCCTAGCTTAACCTCAGGGCGTTTTGTTTCTTTGGGCATCATATTTTTATTTTAACACATTTTAAAATGGTAACCAGAAGTTTCTTTTTTCTTTTTAGCTTTTATCATTTTCTCAAACTCTTTTTCAAACTTCTCTTCGGGCGTTGCCTTAAACCTATCTCGGTCGTAGAAGGTTATCGCTAACGCATCAGCATAGTCAGGCGATTTAATTCCCAAACCGAGGGCGACTCTCTTGGGCATAATTTGAACCTTGCCACTACTCTCTATAACACCATACATAATATTTGTCAATTGTAGCCATCGCTCGTCCTTGCTTAACTTGCCACCATCGTTCAGCCATTTCCTTAAAGACCAATACATTTCAGCTTTTTTATTAGCAAACATTGGGTCCAACGACTTCTCGCCAAAGTTGACACCCCTATGTGGCATTGAGAGTTCCCGCATTCTCGAACAGACACCAGCACCAACCCCTGTCTTATCAATATACACCCTATCAATCTTATTATCCTTGAAAAACCGAACCGTTAAACCAGTTAAAGTCATCTGGTCGGACTCTTGATTATCATACAATAATTCAGCATAAGTGGCGCTTCTCTGAACAATAACATCGTGGTCAACGCCCGAATCTGCCACATCAACACCAAGTTTCTTTTCACCAATGTGTTCAGCTTCTTTCCAGTCCATCGCCGCCCTAATCTCGTTCTCGGTAAAGAGGGGTATCCAAGTTCCGCCCACGGGAGCATCTTGCGGTGGAAATTTACAAGTATAAAAACTATCAAACAACACCTGATTAAACATTTCCTCTTTCATTTCATCAAAGTATTCTTTGGTCTGTCGCCCCTCAATAATGCCCACTTCATAGTTAGCCATTATCTTAACATAGCGGTCAGAATTAAACGACCGATAAAAATGATTTCTGTTAATCGCATTACCAATCTTTAATAAAAAGTTATCCTGAAAACCACCAAGCATTCGCACCATCTTGGCGTTAATGGTATCTGACATCAATGGCGCATCATCGCAGTTATGCACAAGCACCCCCTCAACAAAGTAGTTGTGGTTCTTAGCAGTAGTTAGGTTATAGACCTTTTGGTCTGTCGCCTTTATTCTTTTGATATTTTTAACAATAACATTGCCATCTTCCCGTAAGCAAACCTCCCCCACTGCCACTTCGTCAGCTCGGATATATCCCTTCCCTTCTACCCAAACAGGGTGGTCTTCTGTGCATTGAAACTTCCTGTCGCCCAAATCTATTTCAATCAAATCTCTCTCGCCCAAATCATTCTCTTGATACTCTAAAATATCTAATAGCTCTTTCTCGTTGGTTTCGTGATTATATGTATAAACTTTCTTGGCTTTTTTCTGCTTAACCAACTCACTGATTTCTATATCACCCTTGTCCGTTGCTACTTTAAATCCTTTTGGCACGCAGACAATATTTTCTGCTCCATATCCTACGAGAATATCACCAGCGTCTTGTCCTGTCTTAGTTGTATCAGCTGATAATAGATAGACCTCGCCAATACCATCGCCGACTTTGAAAGTAATCCTTGTTCGGCTTCGCTCGTGCCTCAGGCGTTCCATTGAAGCTATTTTTTTCATCGTGAGCTTACTCTTGGTATATTCATTATCAAAGATATGGCCAATAAGTTTATTCATTACAATCTTAGCTTTATCCTCGGAACCGCCAATAATGACCCAACGCTCGGGAAAGGTAGTAATTCGTGTCAGAATAGCCATTGAAACAATATCCGAGTTATGTGTCGGAACTAACCGCTTGCCAACCAGATATATCCCATCTTTATTCTCAACCTGTATGCACCGCCCTGGGACTGGCTCAATCTTTTTAATGTTTTTAATAGATATTCTCTTAATACGCTTTGGACTCGGATTTATAGAAATGGCTGGTTTCTTGGCAATACCATTGCCAAGCCACGCTCCAAGCGTATATGGGTCTAATGGAACATCTTTCTCTTCAAACTCTAAAACTGGAATATTAGGCAGCCTATATCTATAATGCCCATTCCCTTTTAACTTAGAATTAAACAACTCCTGCGTTTCCATCGTCCTATAATCTTTGAGTCCCGTTGGCATAACCAACCATTCATGGCGACCATGACATTTAATCTTTTCTCCGTTAGTAATCTCCACCTCATACTCGGCAAAGTCATCGGCGGATAATGCAACCACTTTGGTCGGTTTCCCGTCTAAACCGAACACGCTATCTCCAACAACAAGTTCTCCGTGTTTCTTCCAACCGCTAGTTGTCAGGACAGGAGTATCGTGGCTAATTAGTTTTCCATACTGACTATAAAGCAGAGCACAAATTCTTGGGTGAAGCTTGCGGTAAATAGCATCAAAAAGCACCGCTTGAAAATTAGTCATCTCAAACGGCATTCCCTGGGGATTCTTATAAAGAGTTCTGACGATATGCTTGGCGTCTTCTAAGTTCTGCTTGGTCTGACCCAGGCTCTTCATCGTCTCTTCCAACTGTTGTTGGTAGGTCTCGAAGGACATAAGGGGCATCTAATTGTTTTGGCTGTTCGGCAATGTTTTTTAATTTTTCTTGAATAGCGGCGATATTCTGCTCATCAAGCTCGTGAGTTTGAGAACTTTTTTCAACGAAGCCCTGATAAAGCTGATACCATAATTTAACTCTGGCCGCATCGGCATTCTTAATCGTCGCCCGACTAAAAGCGTAATCAACATCTCTCTTAAATCGCACTGCGTCGTTATTCTTATCAAAGAACTCAACCATTTTCTTAATGGTCTTATTCTTCTTCCAACGGGCTAATGTATGATATTCCACATTAAGCACGCGCGAAACCTGAGCAAGGGTGTCGCATTCCACCAAATCCTTAATTAAGCTCTGCTGATGAGGGTCTAATTTAGGAATTAAAGCTTGGTCAATGTATTTTTGGTCTTTGGCAATACCAGGCAAAGAAAGCCAAAAAGCGAATAATTTGGCCATTCGGTTCTTGGGAATATCTTCGGATTTTTTCTTATTCATCGCCTCTTGGCGAATCAGCGAATAGCATTTACGACAAATTCTAGAATAAGTTACACCGCCCTTACTCTTAACGTGCCCCCAAGTCCTGTACTCAGAGAGAGGCTTAGCTTCCCCGCACCTCTGACAGACACGAAGTTCACTTTTTTCTTCTGATTTTTGTTCCATATTTTTTAGCCCAACGTTTTGCTAACTTTGGTTTGTTGGCGAAGAGGTAGGCTCTTTGCTTTTTACTTTTGAAGGGAGACATTATATTTCTTTAATTGCATTTGCTTAAATAATAGCACAGAGATATTTTATGTCAAGGACTTTATTCACCGCCATTTTGCGACAACGCAAATAATAAAANAAAATTCTTATCCCCATGGCTTAGGTTTTGATAAAAAGTTCAGTGTTTACGCATAGTTTAAGCAACTCCCTTTTTCCTAAAAAAGACCTTTTTAACCCCTTTTTTGCCTTTTAACCCAATCCGGCGGTGTAAATTATCCCTATATATTACTATCCCCCCATAGAAGCTTGACAGCCTTCTTATTTTGTATTCTTATATAGACCTTAAAATGACTGAAAAATTTGTAGGGGTATATATACACTACCCCCTCCTTATATACGGGGTGTAGGGGGGGGTCGGTATCCAGGCAACCACGCTTCCCTTGCTCCCGTTGCCAGTCTTCCTTTAAACCTTCGTTGCCTTATAAGCCCTTACTGACCGTCCAGGGTCTCAGGTCTCAGGTCTCAGGTCTCAGGTCTCAGGTCTCAGGTTCAGGTCTCAGGTTGCTGGTCTCAGGTTTGGTTTTGGTTTTGGTTTCTGGGTTGCTGGTTGCTTGGTTACTTGGTAGCTTGGTTGTTTGGTTGTTTGGTTTTGGCTGGGAATTCCCCCTTCAGGTCTCAGGTCTTGGTTTATCCCTATTATAGTTATATATGTTATTCTTAATAGATGTTAATACTATTAAACACCGCCGGCCGAGATAAACCCTTATTACACCGCTGTTTTGCGACGTCGGAAAAAGTTATCCCCATTGTCATGATCAGAACCACTTGACAAAAAAACATAGGGGACTATAATGGCTTTAGTTAGTTGGTCGGGCTAACATAAATTAAAACCACCGCCCGAAATAGCGGGCTAAACAATTAACCAAACAATAAAATGAAAATCAAAGCATTCTTAAAGAGAGACGAAAACACGAATCAACTCATCACTACCGCCGAGCTAAAAGCTGAAGCCAAAAGAGTTAGCGGGTTTGGCTGGCAGGATATATATCAGTATTGCCTAGAAAATGATTATGCTGGAGTTGTTAGAGCCGATGGCAAAATCTCTTTAACTACAACCGAAAGTTATAGGCAAGCTCTTTAAAGCCACCGCCCGAAATGGCAAACCAAACAATTAACCAAACAATAAAATGAAAACAGTAACCTTCAAGTATGTCAATTATCTGGGTCTTACGAAGACTATCGAGCATACACCAGACCAGATTAAAGAAATGAACAAGATTGACAGAAAAGAATTGATAAAACGCCTCCAGGCGTCTTGTAACCACTATGCCAAGTCAGGTTATTGGACGTTCTATTATATCGACGGGAAGGAGGTAGCAAAAGCCCAGAGCGCAGACTTTTAACCAACAAGCCAGGAGAGCTTCCCCTCTCCTAGCTATACCTAAAATGAAAAACTATTTAGTGATAAAAATTAACAAAAAATAAAATGAAAACAACAATTAACTTCACTCAATTCTGCGACAGCTTCGGCGAAACCTATAAAGACAACTTCTCTTATGAAGGTAAAAAAGCATTGTTTGATTATCTGGAAGGGTATGAAGAAGACACCGGCGAAGAAATCGAACTAGATCCCGTTGCTTTATGTGGTGAATTTACCGAATACGAGAACCTAAAAGAACTGCAAGAAATCTATGATGAGATTGCAACAATGGAACAGCTGGAAGACAAAACGCTGGTTATACCGATACAAGGCACTAACAGATTTATTATTAAAGACTTTTAATCAGCTCACCGCCGCCGGCTTTAACTTCGGTTCAAGCCGGCAACGGGTAGCGGATTACCCGAAAACGGCTAAATTGGTCGGCTTAGCCAAAAAACGAGGCCCTGAGAGCCAATTTAAGGGGTCTGAAAATGAAAAGCTAACCTAAACTATGAACAAATTATTAATCACCGCCGTCGTTATTCTAGGGGCTATTGGAAGCTATTATGCCCTGAACGAAGGACTGAACCGCCACGAGATCACGGAATGCTATCAATGGCAACAATGGTCCAACGAGTATTCGGAGTTTTATCTGACTGAGTGGCAAGCTCAACAATGTAAATATCACGGCATAGCTGTTGAAGCTCCCGTGAAATAATCACCGCCAAAATACTTAACCTCATTAACTATGAACTACCAAGAATGGCTCAACGCCAACCAAGACTGGCTCCAAGAACAATACCGCCGAGAAGTAGAAGGGATTATGAGTTTGGAAGATGACGCCTGGAAGTTTATCGACAATTTTGATGATTATTGCTACCGCTATTATGAAGAATGGAAAAATGAAGAACGCTTACTCTGCCAAAATAATTAACTTAATTAACTATGACTAACTTAGATGTTCAAACTATCTTCTACGCCGAAGTTGATGGCGTAAAAATACCACCTCAAAAGATTGGGCGATGAAGGAGCGATGACGCTTGACGTAACGAGATATAACTTCATCGATGATAAGGAAGAAACCAGCACCTATGAGTCTCTTGACGATAATGATTTTCATCTGATTCTTGATGTCGTCCGCCATCTCTGCGAGGGATTTGTGCTGGTCGAGCAACGCAAACACGATGAAGGAGTAATTAACAACCGCCTAGATGTAGAATAATGAGCAAGGAAAAGAAACGCCCCGCCAAGCGTAAAAGTGAATGGCAAAAATACCTCGAAAGAAAACAGGAGTATGACGAGCTTTGGGTTGATGAATATCTGCTCAATCAAAAGCAATTAAGACGAAGATAAAATGAAAAACTACAACAACTTAACCTATCAAGAGAAATTAGCCTGTCTCTCGTTATATCCAGATGAAGCAAAGAAAGAGGAATACTGGACCACTAGGCTCAAAGCTTATCACATCTTAGGTTTTACAGAAGAGGCTAAGAAAGACACCAACTGGAATATTAGGCTAGAAGCTTATCGAGCCTTAGGGTTCACCGAAGAAGCGAAGAAAGACCCAGATAAAAACATCAGATTAGAGGCTTATGAAATACTAGGTTTTACGGAAGAAGCTAAGCAAGATAAAGACTGGAAGATTAGGCTCAAGGCTTATCAAGCTCTAGGATTTACCGAAGAGGCTAAACAAGATGACGATAATTATGTGAGACTGAATGCTTATCGAGCCCTAGGATTTACGGAAGAGGCTAAAAAAGATCCAAGTTGGACAATTCGGCAAGAAGCGTATCGAGCCTTAGGGTTTACGGAAGAGGATCAAGATGACCAAGATTGGGCAATTCGAGAAGAGGCCCAACTTTACTTTCAGGTTAAAAACGCTGAGCAAAATTAAGCAACAAGTAAAATGAAAAACTACAACAACTTAACCTCTCAAGAACAGCTTGCTCAAGAAGCTAGACAAGATGAAGACGGGGATATTCGCTTAGAAGTATATAGGGCGCTCGGCTTCACGGAAGAAGCCAAGAAAGACAAGTACTGGCTGATTAGGCAAGAAGCCTATCAAGCACTAGGCTTTACTGAAGAAGCGAAAAACGATGAAGATAGCTTTACAAGATTAGAAGCTTATCGCCACTTAGGCTTTACGGAAGAAGCGAAAAACGATGAAAATAGTTTGGTACGGTTAGAAGCTTATCGCCACTTAGGCTTTACGGAAGAAGCGAAAAACGATGAAAATAGTTATGTGAGACTCGAGGCTTATCGCAACTTAGGATTCACCACAAAGGCTACAAAAGATAAAGATAGTTTTGTGAGATTAGAAGCTTATAGAACCTTAGGATTCACAGAAGAAGCTACAAAAGATAAAGATAGTTTTGTGAGGCTAGGAGCCTATCGAGCCCTAGGATTCACCGAAGAAGCTAAACGAGACCCAGATTGGACAATTAGAAAAGAAGCAGAGCTCTACTTTCAGGCACAAAATACTGAACATAATTAAGAAACAAGTAATATGCACAACCTCATAGAAGAACTTATTGAAATAGTGAAACAAAACACCGCCAATTTAAAAGCCACCGCCGACAACATTGACGCTATAAACCGCAAGTTAACGCATTTTTGCGACAACGCAAACTATTCTGTAATGCCTTTTAGGGTTGACTTTTATGGGCAAGCGACTATACTAAAAGATATTAAAGGTCGAGTTAGTATAACTTAAATTAAGCTTAATTTTATGGAAGAAGACATTGAAAAAGAGGAAGAGTTAGAAGACCTCGATGAAGAAGACGAGGAAGATGAAGACCTCGAAGAAGAGGAAGAAGACATATAATTAAACACGGGGGCGGTGAGATTAATCCGTCCCCGTAATCAAACAAAGGTCGAACAATTAAAATAAATTAAATTATGTATTCTTATTGGCGTTCAATCAAAAAAGCTCTTGTCCGTGGTCTCTTAATTGCAATCCCTATTGCGCTTCAAGCATTCCCGGAGCAATGGCTAAATCTAACCTTAGGAGGCGTGTTGATTTTCATTCTCGATTGGCTAAAGCACAGAGTTAATCTGTCGATAGTCAAAAATCTATGACCGACGACCCTCTGTTAGCTCTAATAACGCTCGGCATAATTCTTGTCATATCAATCTCGTTCTTTCCAACAAAACCTGTTGAGGAAATTCCTCTACATCAAACCAGTCTTCAACAAGATTTATCCGATGGCTTTATTAGGGCTAACTTAGGGCCTTGGCGACCGCCAACGCCCGCCTTAGCTTCATTAGCCGACCCCGAAATCGAAGAGTTATTTATCTGGAAAGATGACTTGTTTACAAGAATAGTATTCTGCGAAAGCTCTTTTAATCCAGACGCCTGTTCTTATCGCAACTGCGGTGCGGGAATGGGCTTGGTCCAGTTCATACCGAGCACTTGGAACGAGGTAATTACGAAAGCACCGCTCCCAGACTATTGTAAACAACCCATCACTTCGGTCGCTGGCTTTCAGACGGACAAGAGCCACCCTGTTTTTGA